CACCCCCGAAATATCATTGGGGATGTCCATGGACAGATTCTTGTCCAAAACGAGTCAGGTCCGCGGCATTACAGCCACGGCCCGAAGCTCGACCACCGCTGAACTGTACTCCTAGCAATCCTATGGCCTTGCGGCTGTGGGATCTTCGAAGGTTGCAGTTCACTCACCATCTGTGCCCACTGGAAGAGTTCAGTTTCCATCAGGTCAAAGATATCCTCCTCGACGGCAAATGTGTCACCGTCGATAGGAGAATTCCTGATCCCGCTGGTGAATCTCTCCCAAAACAAAATCGTCTTCACGACGTTAGGTGGGAACAAGTTCTGACTAGCGCCGGAGAGCTCCAGAGTATGGAGCACTTTCAGGATAGTGCCATGGTTGTCGAACACGTCTTCCCGCTTGCGCGGGGCGATGTGACGATAAACCCATGCATCATGCTGATCCTCAGCGCGAACGGGTGTAGCTTCATCCCAATCGCACACGAGGCCTCCGTCACCGCAACCCTCGGGGATTTTGAACCCTCGGAAGCGAGACGGTATCGCGTCGACGACGCCTTGGTAGGCGCTTTGCCAACGCGAGTCTAGTCCCCAAGACAACCGACTATAACGTCGAATTGTATTGGCAGCCCAGTACTTTCTAAGTACAGAATCAATTGGGCTACGAACGTAAAACGGTGAGACGTCGGTTCCCGCAAAGTAGTGTTTACCACACGACTCACGGAACGGTCCAGATGAGAAGGTCTTCTTGGTATTCATAACGAAACCAAGGTAACTGAAGACTTCCTCTAGGACAGGTACTACTTCGATACCGACTACAATGTCGTCACCGAAGACAGTACACCGAAGGTCCATACCCTCTGGGGCCAACAGGTCCATGACCGCGCGAACGACTCCATAGAAAATCAGAGTCTCAAGCTCGAACGTGAACCCATTCCCCATTGAGGATACCTTACGGAGCAAGTGTTTCTGCCCCGTAGGGAGAACGACCTGTGGTGACCTCATCAGCTCGATGAGATTACACCACTCAGATGGAAGTAGCTGACCCACCAGACCCAAATGGATAGAGTCTGAGGCGCTGCTGAGGTCGACTGTTGCCAGCCGACCGTTCGCACTCCCTTCACGTGCCAGTGCCGCATTGCGGTCCTGAGCATCTGGAAGGAGAAGTCCCCATCGTTGAAGACGTCTACGGATGATCTTACCTAGCCCTTTCTGACAGTACATGTTCAGATCGGGTTCGATACAGAACGTCCGGTCAGTCTTAGCGTTCTTTGGAACGGTGATTAGCCGTGACCCATCAACCACCTTGGCCTTGAAATGCCAAGTAGGATGCGCCTTCAACAGCGCATCGGCTAACGGGAGGGCATTATACGTCACATGGGGCTCTATGGCCCCAAACTTGTACGCAGCATCGCCACGCCGCCTCGGCATTGAAGTCGAGGCTCCAGGACCGAACGCGAAGGAGCGGTAGATCTCATCTAAGTCGCACTCACCTAGGATCTTTGCTATTTTGTTCCGAGCAGTCATCATGATTGCCCGGGCCGTCGTGGTTTTCTTACCAAGACGGTAGCGCGGATTTTGGGAAAAGTCTAACTTAGCGAGCACCGACTCCACCTCAAAGAACTTTTGCTTGGCTACAGCTGTACGATCGACGCCGATGTCCCAACTTGGGAACTTCGACATCAGTTCGACACAGAGGTAGTCCCGCGAAAAGGTATCTGCATTCGAGTAGTCCATTGGATTTATCGAAGCAGATACAATCCCGTGATAGTCGCCACTCGATAAGAGTGACAGCATCTCCCGGGACCTTTGAGTATCTGCCGCGGTATAAATATCCGCGGCAAGTTGGTTGGCCTGGCAAGCAGATTGACGGTACAGGTCCTTCAAAGGACCAGCACTTTTCTTGACTTTCATGAGTTTTATACCTTATGGAAGTAAGTGGTGCCGCAGCGCTAGACTGGAGGGTTGTCAGACTCGCGATTATTGCGAGAACGACGGTACTCCAGCCAAGCCTGGTACAGCGCTGAGACGAGACTGAGGATTGCACCGAGGTTCTTCTTCGGCACAGTCTTAGGTCACGTTCAGCAACTGTTCCAGGGCCGCGACGACATTGCTGTCGTTGAGGATACCGGAGGTCAACTTCCGGAGGTCCTTGCGGTTCTGCAGCGTGCTCTCAGCCGGGTTCGTGAATTCAACACGAGCACGGAGAGTGTACTCCAGCTTAGGCCGGCTAACACCGTTAATCGTTTCATTGGTGGTAACCGGGTAAGCCAGATCGATCGAGGTCTTATAGACCTTGTCTTTCTGACCTGCCAGAGGAGCCCGCACGGTAACACCGAGCGGCATGAACCCCAGAGCGCTGGTTGCGCTCTGTTCAGTGAAAATGGCAGTATCGCCATTGACCTTCACTTTCGTGAAAGTCTTATTCACAGGGGTAGGCGACGTTGCGTCGGGAACAACAATCGTGCTGATATCAGGCACGTCTGATTCTCCTTAATTGGAGGTTAGAGTTATTCCAACGGTAACTACCGCCAGTACTTCGCCTTTGTGAAGGCAGCCGTAATGAGAGCAGCACCGTTGAACGCGTGGGAAGCGGACTTACCAGGCTTAAAACCTGGTAGGACCGGGGAAGGTGAGGAAGTATGTGTCGACCGACTGAAGCGCATCATGTATCCGTCTCCGCTAACAACAAAGTTGGCGGACGTGATACCTGACATGCTCTGAGGTCTAACATTGGTTGGTTTACACTCCAACCTCGACACCTTCGTGGTAGAACCTCCTAAGAACTGCATTCCCAATGCAGCATCCAGTTGGTTGAGATAATCACCAATGGGGAGGAACCAATCTGCCACGAACGAAAACGGAACAACCTCCCAAGCGATCTGGGCTGGATTCGTCAAACCCAGCTGCGACCACTCGTGAAGTCCGGGGTTAGCTAGTCTGTAGTCCAACCGAGTAAAGGCCTTGTGCCTCACTCGATAGTGTTTATCGACTAGCATTGTTGCACCAGCATCACTAAAGGAAACGGTACTGGAGCCCGTGTAGGTCTCCTTGGCACCGCTCTTAACAGTGATAATGGCCCTGTTAGCCTCCTTCTCGCGCTCCATCAGATGTTCGATGATGCCCTTCGAGTCGGCTAACAGCGGGGTCCAACCGTATGCGACCTGCAAGCGTTGGCTCGCCATGGCCTTAAGGGCCATCTTGAGCTTCGCTGCAGTACGGAGGTATGGCAGTTTCTTCGCCAATTCCCGCAACGGTCCACCATCCGCCTGGTCAATGCTCCTGATGATTCCCTCTACGTTACTATGTAAGAGGTCAGCAGTCTGCCGTCGTTCTGCAAAGGCCTGCCCAAGACTGACATGGTCATTCTTGAGTTTGTTCAAGCACTTCGCGACGGTTCGATCCACGAGATACTGTGGCATCGAAGGAACATCACCAAAGTAAAATCCACCACACGTTGTAAATCCAGTTCTCGTCCATCGATTTGAGGGCGTATCAACTACGCCGTTCGCATCGAAACCCGTTGTATATCCATTACGGACATACCGGTCATACCGCGTAGGAGGCCGCCAGTCATTGACTTTAAGCGTCCTAGTACGGTTAGCGACGAAATCCTCACGTACGTCGTTCTCTGCACCATTTGTTACAGTGGTGACATTAGTCGACTTCCGGAGGCGGACGATTGAATTCGTCCGTGGGAATGTGATGGCCATTTTACTTATCGTCCTCTACCAACGAGGTTATAAAATACCCCTATTGGCAGAGAGTACCACTTAGTATTGGTACTGCTCCTTTAAGGGGAGCGAAGGCGATATCACGATACTAGTAGGCAGCAATAGAGCAGCCGTTCATACCGGGGAACTCCATTACCTGGAGTGGTGTGTAGCGTCCCATGCTCGATCTAGATTTATAGACCGCGGTTTGCAAAGTCCTTACGGACGATGCGGCCTTACACAAGGCCAAATGGACCGCCCCTCCG